TCAGTTGGTAGAGCAGGGGATTGAAAATCCCCGTGTCGGCGGTTCGATTCCGTCCTCGGCCACCATTTGAAAGCCTTGCAGCGTAAGCGTTTTGCCCCTTCGCGCTGCTGCTGATTTAACGCCCACGTTTTGAATTTGATCCATTTTTGCACCAGTTGCAAGAGTGGGCAGTCTTGCTGCGTCCACTGCAAGGTGCTCCGGCGACAGGTGTGCGTACCGCAAGACGGATTGGTAGGACCTCCATCCGCCGAGCTCCATCAGCGAGCGTAGCGAGGTGCCGGCCATCACGTGCCAACTTGCCCATGTGTGCCTCAGGTCGTGCCATCGCAACGGTGCGATGCGGGCGCGGCTCTGTGCTGCCTTGAAGCCATTGTTGTTGCCTCGACCGTAAGGCTCGCCCTGTTCATTGGGGAACACCCAGCGCGGGTGCTTGCCTTTCTGACCTTGCAGTACGCCCATTGCCTGCTCATTGAGTGGCGAGCCGATCGCGCGCTTCGCCTTGGCATGCGTGCCAGCAATCCAGGCAACCTGGCGCCGCAGGTCGATACGGCTCCACTCCAGGCGCAGCACGTTCTGTTCGCGCCAGCCGGTGGCCAGCGAGAACAGATACAGCGGGCGAAGGTGATCGGCCAACTCGTCGTGCAGGCGCTCGGCCTCGCGTTGGGTGAGCCACCGGTAGTCCTCTTTCGGTTTGCCGTTTTCTTCCAGGCGAATCGCGGGGACACGGTCGAGCCATCCCCAGCTGTGTGCCGCCCGCAAAATTGACCGGATCAGCGCCAGCATCTTCTCGCCGGTCGCCCGTGAGGTAGTGGTCTCGTCCTTGCGTGTTGCGCGTTTTACCCGCGGCTCAGCCATCCGCGCAGCCAGTAGCATCGCGATCAGATCAGAATCGATCTCTTCGAGCGTTTTGTCGCGCAGGTAGGGGTCAAGCCAAATCAGGTTGTACATGTCCTTGGCAAGGCTGCGCTTGTTTTGCTTATCGGTGAGCCAGCGCGGTACGGCATCTGTCCACCGGCGTTTCGGTTTGTCGCCTAGGCGACTCGTGCGGTAGATATCCGCGTGGAGTTTCGAGGCCCATTCGATGGCGAGCGCCCGGACGGCAGTCCCAGTGCTTCGAAATACGCGCTTTCCGCTTGGATCCGAGTACCGGATGTAGAGGATGTTTTTGCTGCCGCGTTTGACGAGGGTGTAGGGATTTCTTGCCATGCTTCACCGGAGAGGTAGGCGTCTAGCGCCGTCTTGTGGAACCGCCAACGCCCGCCCAGCTTTCGGCCTGGCGGATGTTGAGGCGTCTTCATCATGCTGCGGAGCGTGACTGGGTGCAGCTGCAGGTAGTCGGCTGCCTGCGGGAGTGTCATTACTTCGGGCTGGTAGGTCATGCCATTCTCACGCAGCGCCGGTCTTCACATCTTGAGCGGGATCCTTCCAGAGCGGCCGAGCGCTGCTTATCATCTGAAAAATTTTATTAAGAGCAGCGCGATGCAGGTTAAGCCTTCCCTTCAATGGCATCGGATTGCGGCAAACGCCGCGCTTGTACTGGCTGCTGGAACCGTTGGTTCGATTGTCACAGCACAGCACCGATTCAATCCAGGCTCCGCAGAAGTGGCTGCTTGGGCACAATTTGCCGCCGCGACAATCGGTGTCGGGATAGCCATCTATGTTCCTTGGCGCCAGAGGGGGCATCAAATTGCTGACGAAGCCAAAAAGGAAGTTGCTCTGCAAAAGACGATGGCGGTGGCGCTGTATCAGCCCATGCGCACTTTTGGCGCTAGATGTTTGGTTCTCGCAGATAGAATTGACACCGGACAGCTTGCCGAGGCACCGGAGACGCTTTTTGACCGCCCCCCGGAATTCGATCAATTCCGAACGTCGCTCCACCTTCTCGGTGATCTTGGGCGCAAAGCAAATGAACTCGTTGGGCAGCAAGCGGACATGTGGCTCTTGTTGCAGGCAATCAGTCATCCGGACAACAAGAGCAATCCAGAATTTTTGCTTGATACGGCTCGAAAGTTTCATGAAGTTTCCGAAGCTGCGATTAATTGCGCATTGGAACTGCGCAAGTACGAGTGAAGTCATCTGGGTGTCCTCGACCAGCCAATATTTGCTAAAGCGAGTGCGACGAGTGGCGGCGGGCTGACGCTGTTGCCGCACATGCGCACTGCCGCGCTGGTGCTAATGGCGCGGCCGTCAGCGGTGTGCGTGATCCGGTAGGTCGCGGGGAAGCCCTGCGCCCGGAACAGCTCATGCGGCTTGAGCATGCGCAAGCCGATATCGACGACGACGTAGGGCGTGCCCTGGATCACCACCGTGACCAGCGCCATGCGATCGCGCGTCGTCGCGGTATCCAGCGGCTCGCGCAGGTCCACGGCGATGCCGCTGCCGTAGTACTTCACCAGGAACGCGGCGACCTGCAACGCGCCGGCTTGTTGCTCGGCGCTGAGCGTGCACTCAATCATCCCGTGGTGTACGGCGCCGGCACATACCGTGCCCAGTGGCTCGGCAGCATCCTGGCCGTGTGCGTTCTTGCGCATGGTGATCAGGTGCGCGGTGGCGAGTTGCTGCTGGCTGCCGGTCGCGGTGATGGTGCTCATCGGGTCGCGCGCATCGCGGCCGCCGCCTTCGTAAAAGCCTCCATTCGCCTGCTCGAGGAATGCGCACGCAACCGCTTGGCCGCCGCTGCCGCTGGCAGTGACGGTGCCCACTGGTGTGCGGGCATCCTTGCTGCCCGCGCCCCAGCGCTGAGCCGCGCCAGGTCGTCCTTCACCGTGGCCGGCCTGCACCATGATCGGTGCCACCAGGGCATGCTTCACGCCGCCAGCGACGACGGTCCCGAGGGGCTGCTGCAGGTCCAGTGCGCGCAGCGCCTGACCTTCGCGCTCGCCGTAGCCGGTCTGCACCAGCGTCGGCGCGATCAGGCCCAGCGCATGCGCGGCACCTGCGGGACGCTTGGCGCCGCCGCCGGCGGTAATTGTTGGCACCGGCTCGGTGACGGCACGCCCGTCGCTTTCGCCGCGGAACTTGGCCAGCACGGGCGCGACTGCGGAGAAGTGTCCTCCCTTCACCCCGGCGCAAATCGTGCGCAGCGGCTCGTCGGCGCGCATGGTGCGTTGGTTACTGGCGTTCGAGTGCTCGGTGATGAAGGGCGCCAACTCCGGCGCGACCAGCGTCAGCTCACCGCCGTTCGCGGCGGTGATGGTCGGCAGCGGCGCCTGCACGTCGTTGACCCGATCCGAGCCCTGGTGCGTGGCTGGCACGATGAAAGGATCAGCCGACTGCAGAACGTGGCGCATGACGCCCTTGGCGATGCGGCGCAAGGTGGCATCTGCCAGCGGGCGCTTGCGGGTAAAGATCGACGGGCAGGGAATGGAGAAGTCCAGGCAGTCGGCAGCACGCACGCGCGGCTGCATTCCAGGAGCGGTGCCGTGCGTCGGCGCAGGCCAAACGATCTGCTCGCCGTCGCGCCGCGCCAACATGAAGAGCCGTTCGCGGCTGGTGCCGGCGCCGAAGTCGCTGGCGGTCAGCTTGCGCCACTCCACGCGATAGCCCTTCGACTCCAGCGCGGCCACAAACTGGCGCCAGGTGCGGCCGCTGTAACGCTTATCCGGCACCAGCTGTTGATTTGCCACCGGCACTTGTTCGCCTGGCGCAGCCACTCGGTTGACCATGCGCCCGGTAGCTGGGTCCATCACCAGATCAAGCGTAATCACGCGGCCGGTTACCTTGCAGCGTTTGGCGACCAGCGGACCCCAGGTCAGAATCTGCCAGACATTTTCCAGACTGATGATGCGCGGCGCATTGCCGACGCGGCCGAGCTGGCCGACCCACTTCAGCACCACCCAAGACAGAGCGCGTGTTTTGCGGCTGCGCGGCTGGCCGCCCTTGGCTTGGCTGAAATGAGTGCAGTCGGGCGATGCATGGAACCAGCCGACGGGCCGGCCTGCGACGTCCTTGCGCGGGTCCGCGTGCCAGATGTCCTCGCGGTGGTGGATCGTCAGCGGGTGGTTGGCCGCGTGCATGCCGATCGCCCACTGGTCGTGGTTGTAGGCCAGGGCCGGATCGATGCCGAGCGCTTGCTTCAGCGCCTCACTGGCACCGCCACCGCCGGCGAACAGGTCGACCACGATCTCGCCCGGGCGCATGCACGAGACCTGCGGACCGGGGAAGTTAAAAGCGAGCGAGCCGTCAGCCACCACACGCCTCCCGCTGCGCTTCGTCGAGGAATTCCTGCAGGGCCAACATGTGGTTGAGCTGCACCAGTTTTCCGAAATGCGCTCCAGCACGCGCCAGCTTCGGAGCAGAGTTCAGCGCGGCGATTTTGTCGTTCGCGTGGGCATTAGTCATGGCAGAATCGCCTCCTGACTCAGAGGGGGGAGGGCATGGACACTTGGAAGTGGGCGTTCGTTCGCTGCTGGCCGTTGAGCCAATCTTGCGAAGTTGACTGGACAGCGTGGGCGGTCGGCATAGCGCTCGGTGCGACCTTGGTTACGGCTGCGGGCGTTCTTGTATCGATGATGTCCGCCGCTGCCGTCTATTACCTCGGCTTGCAAGCGAATAGCTTGGCGCGCTCTGCTCATAATCAAGCTGCCATAGATAGGGAAGCTGCTGACGACAAAGCGACGGAAGAGCGTGCCAGGGAGGAGCGAGTAATGCTCTTCTACTCGCTTTACGAGCTCGAACTTTTGCAGTACGAGCTCGGAATTCTTGCATCTCTGCTTGAAGATGGTGGGGCATTTTCTCAGCAACAATTTGTCAGTTCGCGGCCCTGTAGGGAGCATGTCGCAAAGATTGCTGATCGATTTGAATCGCCCCGACTTGAGCGTCTGCTGCCGCGGTTGCATCTGATCCCTCGCGATACGGGAGATCGTGCGAGCCGCTTGGTCGGCGCGTGCCATGTTCTGAAGTCGCGATACGCCAGAGCCGTTGTGAGTAATCCAGCACCAGATGACCCAAAGTTTGAGGCGCAAAGAGTAGCGAACCTTGAAGCGGAATATTTGCATCTGCAAAGAGCCACAGAGCGTGCGCGCGACGATGCGTATAAACTTTGGCAGAAGGCCTTTAGCATGCACATCGCACGGGTTTAATAGCATGTAGTTGACGAGGTTCTCGCCATGAAAACGGCAGAAGGCCTGCGGAGGTTGGGAGTTGATTGAGCGTGATCCGTCAGCCACCGCGCACCTCCCGCTGTGCTTGATCGCGCAGCTGCTGCAGCGCCGGCAGGTGAGTGAGGCGAATCATCTCATCGCTGGCGGCCGCTTCGCGTGCTCGGCTAAGCGCCCAGTCCAGTGCGGCGAGCTTGTCGTTAGGGTGCGGGCTGATCATGGCAGAATCGCGTCCTCACTAAAGGCGGACACATGGACGCGTTGAAATGGACGTTCATTCGCTGCTGGCCTCTTGGGCCAGCGTGCGAAGTCAACTGGGATGCTTGGGCGGCGATTGGCACGCTGTCCGCAGTGGTAGTGGCGCTCGCTTTTGGGTTTTTGAGCCAACGAGCGGCGGTTCGAGTAGCCAGAGGACGGAGGGCAGTTGCGATCCATATCGCACGAGCTCAGGCCAAAACGCTGTTCGACAATATCGAGACGCTTGCCGCCAATCCTGGCGTTGCAGGGAACTTCTGGGATCAGCGCATCGTTGGATTGGTCTTGCACTGCGCAGCTACTGTTGCCGGCACCTGTGCTGAGCTGGAGAAATTTATGCTCGACCTCGATGAGCGAAGAATTGAGCTCCTGGCCCCTCTCGTTTCTGAGTGTCGAACTATCGCAAACGAGATTTATGATCTCAGTAGGCACGACTCCCTGACGCAGGTAGGTCTGGCGGATTACTCGACCCGGGACACGCATCGCAGAGCACTGAAGGTTCTGGACCAGGAGGTTGAGGTTATGACCGTGCTCGATGGAACCGCGACTCCCAATCGAATGCGGCTCCCGCGGTCGCCGAGGGTTGGCGAATAGCCTGGCTGTCATGCGGTAACTCCCATGGCGGCCAGGTCGATCTCGTCCAGGCGGTCGCGCAACTTCCGGCGCGCGTTGCGCAGGCGCTGCGCGATGTAGGCGCGCGGCCCGACGTAGGTGAATTGCAGCGAGGACATGTGCCGCGCCCAGGTGCAGAGCCCAATCCATCGCGGCGAGCTTGTCGTTCGGGTGAAGATTGGTCATGGCAAAATCATCTTCTGGAATAAGGGGATGGCATGGAAACGTTCAAATGGGTGTTCGTTCGCTGCTGGCCGTTGAGTGAGAAGTGCGCAGTTGATTGGGCTGCGTGGGGAACTCTTGTCGGCGCTGCTGTTGGCTTTGTGACCGTCGTCGTTGCCGTATTGGCTTGGAAAACCTCGAATCGTGCGACCGAGATTGCTGAGCGGGCTGCGGATATTGCTCAGCAGCAGCACAGAGAGGCGATTGATTTGAGAAACGAGACAGCTCGCATCGTTGGCCGATTGGTAGTTGATGAGATCAGCGACCTTCCTCGACGCGTTGGCCGCATTGCCAGGGCGATGAATCGAGCTTGGGCACCATTCGAGGGAGTCGTCGGCCTCTTGGATGCTCAAAATTTCGATCTCGCTATGCGAGAAGCACAACTTGAGATGCTTCCGACATCTCAGAGTGTGGTCGACAGGATTCACACCCTTCCTGATGAACTTGGCTCTGAGCTGGCCAAGCTCACAGCTGCGTGCACTTCGCTCAGGACGATGAGCGCAAGGGTCATGACCAACTCGTTCCGCGATACCGTACTTACCGACCATGGCGAAGTCGAAGTGGTCGCATTCAAGTACGGGCCGCCCGATTTTCTGAAAATGGGTCAGCATTCCCGTCGTCTCGTGCGCGATAGTGCAGATGTGGCGGACAAGTTCCAAAAGTATGTTGGTGTGAGCGTTGTTGACTACTCGGTGCTGAGGAACGAGTTTCCCGTTGAATAAGTGATTTGCCTTCAAGCCTCCACCCCCATATCTTTCAGGTCGATCTCGTCCACGCGGTCGCGAAGCTCCGCATAGGTGAATTGCTGCGGAGCGGGGAAGTTGAAGGAGTGCGAGCCGTCAGCCATGTGTGCGTACTTCCTGTGTAGAGGTTTTCATCAGACGGAGGCGATGCCGCTCATGGATTGGCGGTATCCGGCAGGGCGGCGAATCGCGGTGTTGCCGAGCACTTCGATGCGGCCGCCACGCGCCTGGAAGTCGCTTATCTCTTGCGCGATGCGTGCGCTTTCGATTGCCTTCTTCTGCGCGGCGCTCAACGCAAGCACCGCATGCGACGGAGTGGTGTGCGAGGCCACGACAGCGGGCTTGGTACGCCGCGCGGTGTTCTCGGCGTCCGATGTGATGGTTCTGGCCGCCTTGGCGCGCGTGGCCGCCGTTAGGCTCCAGCGCGTGCCGGCCGGATCGGGCGTGCGGATGACAAGGCCCGTGCCGCGCATTGCGTTGAGCGCGCGCGTGACCTGAGATTGGCTGCACTCGGGTGCAGCGGTGGCCTGCAGGGCGGCGCTGGTGGCGCCGTCCTTCGCGTGGAAGAGCCCTGCACGCAGCTGGGCGGCCAGGCCTTTCGATTGCATGCCTGTGCTCATGCGACGCCTGCTTGCGAAACGGGCACGATGAGCTCTTGCGCCTGTGCAAGACCGCGCGAGTTGAGCGTGACAACGCTGGGGAAGTCGCGATGGTCGAAGTCGGCCAGCCGGCTTTCTTCCAGCCAGTTGATGGCGCGACGCGTAAAGACGCGATCCGTGGCGCCACGAAAGCCGGCACGCGTACGGCGTAGCGCGTGGTCGGGGGATTGAAATGCCGCGAGCAGCGCTTCGCGAACGATGGGCTTGAGGTGCATAGGGAGTCCTAGGCGGCGTGTGCCGCTGGGTTGATGGCGGCCAGTGCCTCTTCGCGGGCACGGCCAATGAGCGACAGCGGCACGCGCTGCAGGCCAAGCGGATCGGTCCAGCGGTTCTCCACGAGCGAGCGCAGGTGCGTCGGCCGCGTGGCGATGCCGCAGCGGGCGCACTGGATGTGGTACGTCACCGGCACCGGTGTGCCCAGGCGGGTGCGCAGGCGCATCGGTGCGCCGTGCGTCTCTACCCACTGCGGGTGGTGGCCGGCTTGGCAGCCGGGGATGCTTGGGTGCAACGGGATGGCGATTTGACGCATGGTCATGCCTCCAGTGGGTGGAGATCGGCGTTGCCGGTGAGCAAGCCGGGGATGGGGTGCGGGCTGTCTTCCACGCCGGCATGGATGGCCGCCAGGCAGTCGTCTGTCTCGGCATTGCAGGCGTGCGCAATGACGGACCAGAACGCGGCCAGCTGGACTTCGCCGCGCAGCCGCGCATGGGTTGCCTGCGTGTAGGCGTGCCGGTGGGCGGCAAAGGCCGTGCGCACGCGGTGATCGAGGGAGATGTCAGCGGCCACGGGCGAGCACCTCTGCGTGGTCGGCGTGTGCCTGCGCCAGCTCGAGCACGCGGTGGGGAACGATGTAGCAGGCGGCCAGCGCCAGCAGGCACCAGGCGATGCGCAGGCGGCGGGTCATGGCTGCACCTCACGCACGCGCCGGCCGGCGCGGTCCAACCAGCGCACTGCCGAGCGCAGCGCCGTGGTGGACATGCGGTACCGGCCAGTGCCGATCTGCAGCTCTGTCGGGCGTGCCACGAGCTGCCGCGCGAAACCTACCGAGACCTCCTGTGCGGTGCGGCTGTACTCGCTGGCATAAAGACCTGCCCAGACGTGCCCGCGCCCGAACTGCGCGCTGTCAGGCGTCACCTGCAGGCACAGCAGCTGCCCGCGATGGCCCGTGGCGAAGTCGGCGCATTGCACCGCTGCGGCGATTGGTGCGTGGGTGCTCATGCGGTCTCTCCGTCCGGTTGCCCGGCTAGTTGCGCGGTCAACGCGGCGTTGTCGGCATGCAGTTGCGTTGCGTGTTCGCTCAGCTGTGCGATGGCGGCATCCAGATGCGTTAGCGCGGCCTGCAGTGGCGATACGGGCTGCAGGAGCGCGATGCAGTGCCCGGCCAGTGCGTGCAGGGTGTTGACGCTGCGCATGGTCATGCGCGCGATTCCTGGGGCCGGGCGCGGCTCGTTGCGCCTTGCATCACGCCACCGCTCCATGCCTTGAGCGTGTTCCAGGACGCGGCTGGTAATTCAACGCAGCTGTGCCCAAGCCAAAGGCAATGACAGATGCCATCGACGTGTTGCGGCATTTCGAAGCTAGGCTGATCACCGTCATTACCTACGATGGCAACGACCCGGATTGCTTTGGCGTTCTGCGTTTCGTAATAGACCTCGGCAATCCAGACGCGTGCATGCGTTGCCGAGTTGAGGCGCGTGGACAGAACGGCCCTCGTCTTGCCGTGGCCGGCCACTTCGATGCGGGTAGCGCTCATGCGCGCTGCTCCAGCGCGAAGTCGCGGCTTGCGGCTTCTTCGCGCAAGCCCTGCAGCTCGATCCGATTGGTGCGCTTGGGGTAACGGTTTGGCCCCTTGCTCATGCCGCGCCGCTTGAGCGCATTGGCGTGGGCGTGGTCTGCGGCAGCACAGGCGCTAAGGCAGCGGCGTGTGGCGGGGCCGCTCAAGGAAGCCGCTGCGGTGAGCTCGTCGAGCTCGAGATCTGCATTACGGGACATCGCTGTCTCTCAGTAATCTGCGTGAGATTGCTTATGCAAAAAGGCCAATTACTGACCGGCGCGGCGAACCGCCAACGCGAACCCGAAGTCGTAGCGGTGGTAGCAGTAGACGCCGCCGCCGTTGAAATTGACGGACCACGCGGACGCCGAAGACCAGGCGCACAGATCGCTAGTCCAGAACCATTCGGAAGGGAAATCCGGGAACACGTTGGTGTCGATCGCGGGTGCGTGGCGGGTCAGATCCACCAGGGAGAGCAGTTCCTGCCGCGTGGGCAGGCGCCAGTCATGATGGCCGCCGAGTTGCAGGGCCTTGCAGGCCTGCTCGGCCGTCTGGTGGCTGACGTTCGTGGCAACGGGCTGTGCGGACCACTCAAGGCCGGTGGTCGCATCGATGACGGTCAGGGCGCCGCCATGGGTTTGGGTGAAACGGGTCTGCTGCAGCGTGCTGGTGCTGGACATGGCGCTCTCTCCGAAGAAGGAGGGCGCCGGCGGGTCAGTCAGGCCAGGGGAGGGGCCTGCTACCGGGCAGAGGGAAGGGCTGGCCGGCAGGGACGACCCGCCGGTCGCCCGTCAGCTTTGTGGGCTGACGGGTAGAGTAAACACCATGTTTATCGATCAGTCAACAGATTGTTTACTTAGCCACTCTGTGAGTGTTGCCTCGTTGATGATTGCGGGGCGGCCATACATCAGCTTGCTCTGAATCGCGACAGTAAGCGTCCTGGTGAAGCGGGCAGTGTTGATCTGGTCTTCGGCGACTACAAGCACGTCGCACTACCACTCGGCATCGCATGGGACACATTGGTGCCTGATCAGTAAGTCGTAAATCTTCGACCGGTCACCGAGTTTGAAATTCCCAGTGACTGCAACCAAGGTTGGTCCTTCAGAATCGGGAAAAGAGTGATCCATCAAAAATTCGTGAAGATCCGTGTCAAGCCAATCGTATCGATCTGCCATCAACTTCGGCAGGTATCCCGTGTCGAATGGCGGCTCGTCAGTTGCCTGGTCTCCTGAGGCATCAAGCAAGTAGACCTCCGCGATCATCTCAAGGATCTTGGATTGCATGCCTTGGTCCAACAGACTCGGGCTTTTACAAATGCATTCGGCTATGTAGATGAGGGCGTTCGTTGGAAAGACCTGCGCTGCAGCTGGATGCTGGTGCGAGATGGACGCTATTAATTGGAGACCGGTTAGGTCAATCCCCCCGTCCAGAACTGCCTGCTTCATCTTCTCGCGCACCGCAGGAAAAAGGTTCGTGGGACGCTCATACAGGCCTCGTTGTGAACGAGTCGTCGCAACTATCTTTCGATCTAGTTTTATGCGTCTCACTACAGCATCACCGGAGTCCATACTGCCCGCCCGATCACTTCTATCAAGCCCTCTTGGACGTCAAAAGGTGCATATGCAGGATTCAAGGCATTGTCGCTACGCACTCGTACCAGCCCGCCAGGCAATTTATCTAGGCGTTTCAGTAATGGCTCGCTGTCGATCAGTATCGCGTAGATTTTCCCTGAGCGGATTTGGGTTTCATTGGTAGCAATGATTACTGGAGCACCATCTTGAATTGTCGGCTCCATGCTGTCCCCTTTGGCCCGCATACTGAAGTGCGTGCTTCGTTTCCAGCCTTGATTTGCCGCAAAGTCTGCGCGAAAGGCGGCTCCAGAAGGTTTGAGCTCTGCAGCGGCGGGATCAAAGCCTCCCGGGCCAGCCGATAGATGGTACTCAAGTGCATCTAGGGCGACATACTTCTCTTCGGGGAGTTCAGATTTTTCGTTCCATAGCTCAAGGCCGCGCAAATAGTCAGGCCGACTCTCCGCAACGCGCCATGCTGGGGTGTGCATTTCCCCAATGCCGTCGTTGATCCAGTCAACGCTAACGCCTGTCGCCGCCTCAAACTCGAGGCGGGCGTCGCTGCTTATCCGCTTGCTCCGGTTGACCCAATTGTTGAGCCGTTGACTGGACATTCCCAGCCGGGCAGCCAAGTCGGCCCGAGTCCGGATGGGGTCATCAAGCTTGGACATTGCCTGCATTGCGGCAGCCCAGCGTGCATCGAATTCGTTGTTATCAACCATCTGTTTATGGTCCGCGACGTTGGCGCGGCGAGCAATAAACATGGTGTTGACTATTGGCATAAACATGGTGTTTACTATCCCCATGAATCCTGTTGAACATGCGATTGAGATCTTGGGCAGCGCTGCCGCGCTGGCTCGGGCGTGCCATCAGAAACCACAAGCCATCACTCGCTGGCGCCGGAGTGGCCGCGTGCCAGCGCACCATGCGGCCGCGATCGAGTCTGCGACTGGTGGGACAGTTTCTCGTCACGCTTTGCGGCCGGACGTGTTTGGCGCTGCCAGCGACACGCAGGAGGTGGCCTGATGTCTCACCACGCCACCGCCTCACTGCCCGAGCTAGTCGCTCGAGCGCATGCCGCACGTGCTCGGATTTTGGCGTTAGAGGCAGCCCGTGAGAGCTGCCCCCTACGTGCGGCCGCTATCGCTGCGGCGTCCACGCTTGAAATTCTTCTGTCAGTGCAAAGCGAATGTCCTCAGTCGACATTCCCCGCACCTGTGAGGGCGTCCAGTGATGTGTGACCACCAAGTAGTAGTGCACGGCGTCGAGCCCTTGCAGGCCGCCTTTCCAGCCTTTTCTTGCAAAAAGGCCGTCACCGAATTCTTCCAGCAATACCGCGAGGTCTGCGTGCGTTCGATGCAACTGGGTTCTCGCGTTTCGCATTTCTTCCTTCATGCCGTGCTCCGTTGTGTGGTTTGTGGTCTGGCGGCTTCGAGCCTAGCACCGGAGCGCGGCGCCATTCAGTTTGGTCGGCTGCTTCCAGCGCGGGAGGTGGCCTGATGTCCAGTCACTTTCCGCTGAACCCCGTTTACCAACCGGTCGCCTTGCGGGCGGTCGGCACACCGCCTACAGACCATCACGTGGTCGGGCTGGCATTCGACACGGCGCGCGGTACTGCAGCTGACGCGCTGCGGCTCAGGCTCAGCGTGGAAGACGCGGAACGGGTGGCACTTGAACTGCTCAACGCGGTCGCGATCCAGCGCTATCGCGCGTCGCTGTGCCAGCTCCACTCGCCGATGTCGTCGGGCAACCCAAGTTCCGACGGATCGCCGCAGGACGGCCAGTCGGTGTGTCCACCGGCTAAGTCGTCCAGCGCGTGCTGTGGGGAGGGGTAAGTGCCCATGAGTCGCTCGTCCTCGAACCATGGCTGCCACCCGCCATTTGCATGCGTGATGCGAAATACGCCCGCTCGTGTTTTGCGCCAAAAGAATTCCGCCATGCCTGTCACCTGTCCTGGTGCCGTGATTGCCGAAGCATACCCGGCAGCGCAGGGCAGCACCCATGAGGCCCGCTACATGTCTCGCCACATCACTCCGCTGCAAGACAGCCTCAGCAGTGGCGAGATTGCCACGCTGGTGGACCTGCCTATCTACAACAACGGCGACATCGCCGACCTGTGCCTGACCGCCGACGAATGGGCGGCACTCACCGAGCGCCGCCGCCGCGTGGGCTGGCCGCTCAACTTCCTGGAGGACTGTGATGCGACTGCCTGAGTCAATACAAGGGGCCTGGGACGAAGAGCGGCATTGCCGGCAAGCAGCCGACAACGTTATCGCTGAGCAGATCAGCTCTTCTGCGGAAGTCCGGCAAAGTGCTTGTTCCAGCTCTCCATATCGGTGCCGTAAGCCTTTTGGAACCGCTCGACCTTCACCGCGGCCAGATGCTGCTGAGTGTCCTTGATGAGCTTTTCCTTGAATCCTTTCGGCAGACCCTCGGTGGTTGCTACGGTCTCTAGTAGCGCCAGCAGTGTGGTCTCTAGCCTGGCAACTCGGCTGTGCAATGCGCTCAGTGAATCGGTAACCGGATCGTTCATGTCGCCCTCCTTGCGGGCTCTTGTTGGTGCCGTGGGGGTTCCAGCATATCGCGGGGAGGGTGGCACCTATGCGTAAGCCCAGCCACGAACTGGTGCTTGATCGTGTCCGCCAGCAATGGGAGCGGGGCGCGCCTGCGCCGGTTGCCTCAACCATGCCGGGGATGCTCCGCAACGCGGTTGCGATTGTCTTGACCGTTGCCGGCCTGGTCGCGTTCTGCGCCGGCCTGCTGGGGAACAAAAAACACGGCGACGACGGCACCGACGCCGGTGCGGATGTCGTACCGGCGCAGTGCACTGAATTGCATGTTGGTGGGGCTTCCTTGCATGCCGAGCATGGTGCTGCACATGCGGAGCCCGGCGCATGAAGGACGCCCGTCAGTTTCTGCCGCCCAGGCAGTCGGTGGTCTACGCCCACACCCGCCGCATGCTGGATGCCACGGCCTGCAACTACACGACGTTCGCCATGCAGGTGGCCGAGCGCTACCTCGCGACCACGGCACCCGATGTGCGGCAGGTAAAGCTGCGCACGGGTGAGGGCATGGAGCTGATCAAGGCGATGGAGAACAACGCCCAGATCCTGCGCCGCTACATGGACGGTACGGTCAAGACCTTGCCGGCGGATCTGGAAGACGCGTGGGTGCTGAGCCTGCCGGAGCCGTACCGCAGCGATTGCGAGCAGGACCTGGCGCGTCGGCGCGGGATGCTGGCTGTGCCGATGCCCAGCGACGAAGGGATGCAGGTGGCGAGTGTGTCCACGCTGTTTCAGGAATATGGCGAGCTGGTGAGTGCGCTGGCTCCAGCGGTGGCAGATGGCAAGTTCGGCCCCGAAGACCGGCAGTACGCCGACCAGATCGGCCGCAAGGGCGACGATGTGATCGGCGCCGTGATCGGACTGAAGCACGCCCTGCGCCAGGGCATTGAAGGCGGGGCCGCCAGTGCTTGAGATGACCATCTACCGCGCGCCCCGGGCACCACACCCCGCCGGCCGCAGGACCATCAGCCCAGTCGCGCGGCAGCACATGGACGAGGCGATGCGCTTGCTCTACGACAACGCACCGGGTCTGAGCGGTGATGAGGCCCTCGCCGAGCGCGAGCGGTTTCGTCGCGAGGATGAGGCAAGGACAGATCCGCAGGTTGCGTTGCCGCTGGAGCTGCAGCCATGAGCGTGAGCCGTTGCATCACCCGTGCACTCGAAATCGGCAAACACCCGCGTCAGCAGTGGAAGGACATGATCGCAACTCTCCCGGAGGCGTGCCAGCACACCAGCATCTGCACGGGTGGCATCGGTTGCCGTGAGCGTATTGGTGACTACCTGCGGGTGCAGTACCGCGCGCAGGTACACCTGGAATCCATCAAGCGGGCAGGTGGGCGATGAGCGAGCAGCGTCACGACGTTGAGCGGCTGAAAGCAGCCGTGGATCTGGCCGCAGTTGTTGGCCGATACGTGCAACTGCGCCGCGCCGGCAAAGAGTTGACGGGGCTTTGCCCTTTCCACAAAGAGTCTTCGCCCTCGTTCACGGTGATCCCCGGTAAAGGGTTTGTGCATTGCTTCGGCTGTGGCGCGCATCACGATGTCATCGGCTTCCTGATGGCAATCACCGGGTGCGACTTCCACGAGGCCTGCGTACAGCTGGGCGCTGAGGATTTCCGCCATGCACGCGATGGTGTGCAGGTGGAAATCGACGCGCCGCTCGATGTGACCTGGGTGCCGCTGATGCCGGTGCCGGACGATGCGCCGGAGCTGATGTCCGGCAACGGCTGGACGGTGCCAATCTGGAACCCCAAGCGCAGCCGATTGCGCCGCATGCGGGTGGTGCGGGCCGATGCGTATCGGGATGCCCAGGGCCGGCTGCTGGGCTACGTGTTGCGTGCGGATATCACGGACCGCACCACCGGCAAGATCGGGAAGTGGACGCCGCAGGTGACCTGGTGCGTTGGGCCGGATGGAAAGCGGCAATGGTGCATTCAGCACTTCCCGGCGCCGCGCCCGCTCTTAGGCCTCGATGCGTTGGCTGCAAAGCCTGAAGCTGACGTGCTGCTGGTGGAAGGCGAGAAATGTCGCGCGGCTGGCGCTAGCGCGTGGGAGCGGTACGCGGTGATCTCGTGGGCAGGTGGAAGCAACGCGGTGCCCAAATCCGATTGGCGGCCGCTCGAAGGCCGTAACGTGGTGCTGTGGGGCGATGCCGATGCAGCCGGCCGCAAGGCGATGTTGGGTTGGAAGAACGACGCTGGCCACTACGTGCCAGGCGTCGCGCAGCTAGCCATACGCGCCGGGGCGCGCAGCATCCGCATGATCGACACCGATGGCATGCCTGACGGATGGGACATCGCCGACGCGTTGCAGCGTGATGGCTGGACGCCGCGCCAACTATCGGCCTGGGCAGCAGGGCGGGTGATTGAAGTCACTGTGGTGCCAGGCCATGCGCAGTGACACCACGCAACGCGACATCTGGCGCGATCGCCAGCCGACCGCCAGTGATTGGCGTGCTTCAGCTGAGGCGGCGCTGCGCAATCCATTCGAAACGCCGGAGCGCTGTCAGCGCCGGTATGACTACTGCCTACAGCAAGCGCGACGCTGCGAAGAGGGCGAGCGGGGATGACATTGACCAAACGTAAGACGCTGACCGTTGTGGACGGCGGGCTGGGGACTGCGCCACCAGGTGGCGGTGCGAGCAACCCGGATGCATGGAGGCAGGGGCTGACGCGCACGCGCGATGGCAACGTCGAAGGCACCCTGCACAACCTGATCTTGATCCTGGAGAACGACGAGCGTTTCGCCGGCCTCTGGTGGCTCAACGAATCCAGCAATCAGGTTGTTCTCTCGCGTGATCCGCCTTGGAATGGCGGCAACCGCGACGAGTTCACTGATGCCGATAGCTGCGAGCTGGCGGCCTGGCTGCAGAACCCTGACAACTACTGGGTGAAGTGTGGCGATGAGACGGTGCTGAAAGCGGTGATCGCCGTGGCGCGCCGGCATCGGCGGCATCCGATCCGTGAGTACCTCACGGCAGTGAAGTGGGACGGTACACCGCGCGTCGAGCGGATGCTGATCGACCTGTTCGGCGCGCCCGATAACGCCTACAGCCAACGCGCAGCGCAATGTTTCGCGGTGAGTGCGGTTGCGCGTGTGCTCTGGTTCGACGCCAAGCAGCCCTTCGTTGGCGCCCAGGTCGACTTCATGCTGGTGCTCGAGGGCGAGCAGGGCAAGCGCAAGTCGAGCGCGCTACGGGCGCTGTTCGGCAGCAACTGGTTTGTGGAGACATCCGAGTCGCCCAGCGGCAAGGACTTCTATCAGGTCATCCAGGGCTGCTGGGGTGTTGAGATCGGCGAGATGGACAGCTTCTCCAAGGCCGACGTGACCAGCGTCAAGACCGCGATCACCCGCCGCGTGGACAAGTTTCGCGCGCCGTATGAGCGGGTGCCACGTTCGTATCGCCGCGAGTGCGTGTTCGCCGGCACCACCAACGAGCATGAGTACCTGCGTGACCCTACGGGCGGGCGGCGTTTCTTGCCCGTGCGCACCGACGGCGAGGTACGGCTGGGCGCGATTGCGCAGCAGCGTGACCAGCTATGGGCTGAGGCCGTGGCGATGTTCGATGCCGGCTTTGAATGGTGGTCATTGCCCGAGGACGCCGCTGAAGAGCAGGAAGCCCGATACGTTGGCGATAGCTGGGAGGGCCGCATTGCCAAGTGGCTCGCCGGCAAGCTGGCAGGCGAGCAGTCCTATCCGCCACGGGTGATGCCGGGCATGCGGATGGAATGGACGACCACCGACGAGCTGTTGGCCTATGCCATCCGTGCCGACGTATCCAAACACGGGCGCCAGGAGCAGATGCGCGTGTCGGCCGTCATGAAGCGACTGCGATGGTCCAGCGAACGGGTCATGGTCGACGGCTACAGGGAGCGGCGCTGGGTGCGCGCCAGCGGTGACATCGCGCCAGATCCGCAGCCAGCAGGGGGCGACGATGCGCCTGATTTCTGACCGGTTGCCCGACCTGCTGAGGCCATTGCCCGACCTTTGCCCAACCTTTGCCCAACCTCAATGCAGACGCCGCAAGGCGTTGCCCAACCTACCCAACCTAATCGCGCGCGCGTACATGGAAATGCAGCCCTCTCCTTCATTAAAAACATACAAATCAGGTTGGGTAGGTCGGGTAGGTCGGGAAGAGTCAGCAACGCCAACGGTTTCGAGCTGCCCGACCTCTGCCCGACCTGTTGCAAGGTCGGGCAATGCATTGAGCTGCATCACCCACGGCCGGTCGCGGGGTGTTGCCATGCCTGGCGGTTTGCTGAATGGGCAGCTGAACGGGGAGGCGGTAAACCTGAACGAAAAACGCACCTTGAAACTGAACGCCAAAGTGAACGTTAAGCTGAACAACACGCTGAACCTGAAACTGAACGCGAACCTGAACGGGGCGCGGGTCCTCCTGGGCCTTGGTCCACTGCGGGTAATTCGGACCCCACTTTTCATGCATCTTTCGTTCCGGGCTTTGGTTCCGAACGGAACAGGAGCGGCCGCATGAGTTCCGAAACCATGACCGCAACCGAATACGCGGCCCATCGCAACTGCAGCGATTCCTACATTCGCCGCATGCGGCGTTCCGGAAAGCTGGTCATGCATGCCGATGGCAAGCGCATCAACGTCGCTGCGAGCGATTCGCTGCTGGACGACATCACGGACCCGCTGCGCGGCGGCGATCGCACCGCTGGCGCGGTTGACCGCCTGGAGGCGCCGGTGTCCCGCGTGCCGCAGGGCGATGTGCCCAGCGTGCAGGAAGCGGTGCGCCGCGAACGGCTGGCGCGGGCGCGGTTGGCAGAGTTGGAACTGGGCGAGGAATCGCGCGAGCTCACGCGCACCAAAGGTGTGGAACGCGCGGTGTTCACGCTCGTGCGCCAGGCGCTCAACAACATGATGAACATGTCCGCACGGTTGCGCGCCAAGTTGGCGGCAGAGACGGATCCACGCGCCATCGAGGCGCTGCTGGATGCAGAGGTGCGGCTGATCGCGCAGACCATGCAAAAGGAGGCGCGCCAGTTACTCGCACCGCCAGGGCAGAACCAGGAAACTGATGCGGAGGACGCCGCGTGATGCTGGACCTCAACGCATTCGACGTGGAGCTGGCCGACCCGCAGGAAGTTGTCTGCGACGCCTGGTCGCGCGCGTGGCAACTGCCGCCGCGCCAGACGGTGAGCGAGTGGGCCGATGCCAACCGCATCATCGCCAAGGGCTCCGGTGCCGAGCCTGGCCCGTGGCGCACCAGCCGCAACCCGATCCTGCGCGAGATCATGGATTGCCTGAGCGACCACTCGCCGGTGCGGCTGGTGGACTTCATGAAGTCCGCGCAGATCGGCGCCACCGAGATCGGGATCAACTGGACCGGCTACGTGATCGACCGCGGCGCAGACTCGATGATCGTGGCGCAGCCGGTCAAGGATCTGGCGCGCAGCTGGGCTGCCTCCAAGTTCGACCCGGCAGTGATGGAGATGCCGGAGCTGCTGGCCAAGCTCAACACCGACAACATGCTGGAGAAGCACTTCCCGGGCGGCACGTTGTGGGTGATCTGGAGCAACTCGGCCAAGCAGCTGCGCCAGCGCACCGCGCGCTACATCTTCATGGACGAGGTGGACGAATATCCGAAGGATATCGGCGGGCAGGGGCCGGCCGATCAGCAGCTGGAGGCGCGTGCCATGTCGTACGGCGACCGCGCCAAGATCTACCGCGCCTGCACGCCAACCATTGCCGGTGCCAGCGCCATTGAGGCCGGCCACGCGGCCGGCGACCAGCGCGTGTACGTGGTGCAGTGCCCGCACTGCGCCGGTGAGCAGACCCTTGACATCGAGCGCCTGCAGCCAGATGGCACGTTCGCCTGCGCCGTAAACGGGTGCGTGATCGAAGAGCACCACAGGGATCTGATGTTCGCTGAGAACGGCTACGGCGGCACCGCCTACTGGAAGCCCACCAACGCTGCGGCGGATCCTTATCACCGCAGCTACTACGCGTGGGCCGCCTATGCGCCGCTCGGGCTTGGCCCGTCATGGAAGGACTTGGCCGATGCACACGCCGAAGCCGAGCGCGACCCGAACAAGAAGGCAGGCTTCCACAATCTGAAACTTGGCTTGCCCTACGCTGGCGAGCGGCAGGAACAAAACGCCGACGAAGTGGCCAAGCTGGGGGAGCCAGGCGTGTATCGCGGCATCGTGCCGATCGGTGGCTTGGTGCTGACGGCTGGCGTGGACTTCCAGCACGACCGCGCCGAGGTGCAGATCATCGCCACCGGGCGCGGCCAGCGTCGTTGGGTGGTGGATTACGCGGTGATCGATCTGGATCCCACCATCCTCGACACCTATCCCGCCCTGGATGAATATCTCAGCGGAACGTGGAAGACGACGCGCGGCGTAGACATGCCGATCACTGCGGTAGCGCTGGACGGCGGTAACTGGACAGAGACGGTGGCGCAGTTCGTCAAGGGCATGGTGGGCCAGTCCGGGCAGGCGCGCATCGTGCAAACGCTCGGCGGCTACATCAAGCAAACCGTGTATCTGATTCGCGGCCGCAACGAGCGCAAATCAGAGCGCGCCGTGTATCGCCCGTCCAAGACCGAAGTCAATCAGCGCGACAAGACCGTGGCGCGTAGCGTTGGCGTCTGGGGCGTTGGCACCTCGGTGCTCAAGCACATGGTGTACGGCTGGCTAAGCGCGGCCGTTGCGGCAAAGGAAAAGGCCGACGCTGAGGGGCGCGCAGAAGAGATGGAGGCGCGCATGCTGCGGTTTCCGGGTGGTCGCGGCGATGAGGTGGCAGATCCAATCAATCCAGATCCGGGCGCGTTGTTGCCGGCTTACTACAAGGGGCTGACCGTCGAGTTCTACGACAAGGAATCGGGCTACTGGATCAAACCCAAGGGCGCGCGAAACGAGCCGCTCGACACCGGCGTCTACGCGATCTGGGCATCGCTTGCTCCTGCGGTAAAAGCCGATGTGATTCGCGACTCGCAATGGGAGGCCTTGGAGCAGCAGTACCAGCCAACTGCGCCTGGGCTGTTCGATGCGCCGCAGGATTCCCGTGAAACATCGACGCCCGCTGTGGCGCCGAGTCAGCCAACGACATTGGATTCCCGTGGAACGCAAACGCGTCCTCGTGCCGGTGGTTTCGCACGCGATGGTTGGGGACTCTGATGGCGCGCCCGAGTGAATCAGCCGAGCAGCTGCGCGAACGCATCCTGCGCGCTATGCAACGGGACATCGGCATCAGTGAGCATATGGCGCAGCCGTTTATCGAATCGATCATGCGGTGTTTCGCTGGTGAGCAGCCTTATTTCCCCTCCGTCGTACGGGAATATCCGGTGCTGCTGATTCGTGCCGCCTTGGAGCGCGGCGACTCAGTCAAAGCTGTAATGCGCAGTTTCGATATCTCCCGCTCGAAGTTGCATCAACTGTTTCCGGGAGGCCTGCCAACGCGTGAAAATCGGGGGGTGTCCACGGTTTCAATGAAATCAGCGACAAAATAGTTTTTCGCCCCTTACGAATCAGTTACTTATAAGGGGGTGTGTCCACGGTTTCATTTAGTTCGTGGACAGTCCGGTCTATAGCCTGTGTATCTATGACGACCGCACAGGAAATGCTCACCTCCTACACGCAAGCAGAGCTTGCCGTGCTCAAAGGGCAGAGCTTTCGATTCGGCGAGCGCATGCTCACCCGCGCCGATCTGGCGGAGATTCGTAAGGGCCGCCAGGAATGGCAGGCCGCTGTCGATCGGGAGAGCAATGCAGGCCGCCGTGCTCGCTGGGCCACTGCCGATTTTGGCGGGCGCACGTGATGAGCAGTGCAGCCCTCGCGCGTACGCGCCTGTCCACCGCACTCGCCGCCGACCGCGCCGTGCAGCTGGCGGAAATGCGCGGCAACGCCGCCGCTCCTGTCGTTTCGCGTGCCCACGAGGTCACGCGCCCGTCGCGCAGCCGCAAGCTGGCGCGCGACTGGGGTAGTGCGAATGCCATCGCCGGGACCGATGCGCGCCAGTTGCGCGATCAGGCGCGCCATCTCGAGCGCGACCTGGATCTGGCCGATAACGCACTCAACGTGCTGGTGCAAAACACGGTCGGTTCCGGCATCGATGTGCTGTCTGCCCCGCGCTTGCCGGGCCAGGCGATCAACCGCGAATTGGCGCTGCAGCTGGACGAGCTGTGGGACGCCTGGTGGGACGCGCCTGAGGTCACCCGCACCCACGACTACGGTGCATGCCAGCAGCTGCTGGTGCGTAGCTGGATGCGCGACGGCGAGGCGTTCTATCAGGATCTGGTGGGGCCTGTCGCGTACCTGGATCACGGCACTGCGGTGCCCTACAGCATCGAGATGCTGGAAGCCGATCTGGTGCCGCTGGACTTCAACGACCCGGGCCGCAACATCCTGCAGGGCGTCGAGCGCAACGCGTGGGGCCGTCCGGTTGCGTTCCACGTGTACAAGCAACACCCCGGCGACCCGCTTGGCTGGAATACGGAAACCAAGCGCGTTAGCGCCGATGTGATGCATTCCATTGCATACCTCAAGCGCCTGCATCAAGTGCGCGGCTTGAGCGTCTTCGCCAGCGCCATGTCGCGCTTCGAAGATGTCAAGGATTACGAAGAGTCCGAGCGCATCGCGGCCAAGGTGGCTGCGTCGATGACCTTTCAGATCAAGAAAGGCTCGGGTGAAACCTATGTCTCGCCGGGCGAGGGCCTGGGTGGCGTGGCACTGGTGCAGCAGGGCACGCCCATCCGCGAGTTGCGGCTGACACCTGGCGCAATCTTCGACGATCTGCTGCCAGGCGAGTCTATCGAGAGCCTTGGCAGCGACCGCCCAAACCCAAACGCCGCCACCTGGCGCAAAGAGCAGCTGCGAGCTGCTGCGGGCGGTATCGGCGTGAGCTATTCCAGCCTGTCGCTGGACTACAACGGCACGTATTCCGCACAGCGACAGGAGCTGGTGGAAAAGTGGGGCAGCTATCTGATGCTGGCCGAGCGCTTTATCGCGTTGGGCGTGCGGCCGCAGCGCCAGCGTTTCGTTGAGGCGGCGGTGTTGGCCGGCAAGGTGCGTTTGCCGCGCGGCTGGACGCTGCGTCACTTGGCTGCATCCACGTACGTGCGCCCGATCATGCCGTGGATCGATCCGCTCAAAGAGGCCTACGCCAAGGGAGAGGCAGAGGATCGCGGCTGGGTCAGCCCACAGCAAAACACGCTGCAGTACGGCAATAACCCGGACGAAGTGTTGCGCCAGCGTCAGGACTGGCAACAACAGCAACAGCAATTGCAACCGGCCACGCCGGTCACACCGCCCGAGGCTCGCGCGCAACTGCGCGCGGCTGTGTCGCGCGACATGTTGAGGAACGAAGAATGATGCGCACCCATCGACTCACCACCGGTATGCAGCTGGTTCTGGCAGACACAGGCGGCCAAGCGCTCGGCCCGTGCCTGCTCAAGGTAGAGGCGCGTGCAAATGACGTTGCCGAAGTCATGATCTACGGCGACATCGGCGATAGCCTGTGGTGCGAATCGGTCTCTCCGCTGGAGTTGGCCGAGCAGATCGGCCAGATCACGGCCAGCACCATCAACGTACGCATCAACAGCGGCGGCGGTGTTGTGGCCGATGGCATGGCCATCTACAACGCGCTCAACCAGCACGCCGCGCGCAAGGTGGTGTTTATCGATGGCCAGGCTGCCTCGATTGCCTCGTTGATCGCGATGGCTGGCGACGAAGTGGTGATGTACGCCAGCTCTCTGATGATGGTGCACGCGCCGCACACGATTGCCGCAGGGAATGCCGCTTCTTTCCGCCAGTACGCCACCGCCCTGGATGCTCATGCAGGCGCGATGTTGGAGGCCTATGCCGCCAAGACCGGCAAGCGCGAGGACATGGAACGGCTGCTCACCGACGGCGCCGACCATTGGTACACGGGCGCGCAAGCGGTGGAGTTCGGCCTGGCCGACCGCGTTGCAGAAAGTGCCGCCACAGCGCGTGCAGAGGCCGCATCTGTTGTCGCTCTGACCGGCTACCTGCAAGCCATTACCCAAGCGCCGGCATCGGTTGCTGCGCAGCTGCGTGGCCACATCGTCGCCGCGCTCAGCCCCAGCGTATTCGCCTCTCTTTCCGAGGTCACCCAAACGGCCGTTGTTGGCCATATCGAGGATCCCATGATCAAACAAAACTACCTCCGCATCCTCGCCAACGCCGGCAGCGGGCAGGGTGCAGCCACAACCACCACCACCACGACGGCGGCCCCTGCAGCTGCTCCGGTCGTTGCCGCCGCCCCTGATGCGGCAACTGCCGTGCAGGCCGTGCTGGCTGCCATGCGTGGCCGCAACACCGACATCATGGCGCTGGCCGAGCCGCATATGGCCAACGCTGATATCCGCGCCTATGTGGATGGCGTTATCGCGGCTGCTGATCCGGCAGTCACTGCCGATAACGTGGGCCGCCACATCCTGTCGTTGATGGCGCGCAACGGCGAGCCGCTCAATGGCCGTGCCGGCGTCATGGCTGGCGGCGATCAGCGCGACCAGACCCGCGCGGCGATGGGCAACGCCATCCAGGCGCGTGTGGGCCTGGTGCAGGCGACCGACGGCAACCCGTATCGCGGCCTGAGCATGACCGAGCTCGCGCGTGCGTGCGTGGAGTCGACCGGCACCAACACGCGTGGCATGGACCGCTTGCAGGTGGTGGGCCTGGCCTTTACGCACAGCACCTCCGACTTCCCGGCGCTGCTCGGCGATGCGGCCCGCCGCGCAATCCTGCAGGGCTATCAGGAAGTGGAAGAGCAGTTCGACCAGTTCACCCGCGCGGTGAACGTGCCGGACTTCAAGCCCACCAACCTGGTCGGCCTGGGTGCCTTCAGTGATCTGCTCGTTGTGCCGGAGGGTGGCGAATACAAGTACGGCACCTTCAGTGAGCAATCGCAGGCGATGAAGATCGTCACCTACGGCCGCCTGTTCTCGATCACCCGTCAGGCCGTCATCAATGACGATTTGGGCGTTTTCAGCGACGTGCCGCGCAAGATGGGCCAGGCCGCCAAGCGCACCATGGCCAAGTCGGTGTTCAACCTCATCACGTCCAACCCGGTGCTTGCCGATGGCAAGACGCTGTTCCATGCCGACCACGGCAACCTGCTGGCCGGTGCCGGCATCACCACCGAGAGCGTCGCCGCGATGCAGGCGCGCATGGCGCTGCAAAAGGATACGGACGGCAACATCATCCGCGTGCCGATGAAGTCGCTGCTGGTGCCGGTGGCACTGAGCGGTGCAGCGCTCACCGTGCGCGCCAGCCAGTACGAGGTGGGTGCGGCCAGCCGCGCCAACACTACGCCGAACATCGTGCAGAACACCTTCGATGTCATCAGCGATGGCCGTCTCGATGCCGTTAGCGCCAACGCGTGGTACGGCGTCGCCAACTCGGCCTACGTGGACAGCATCGTGGTCGGCTATCTCGACGGCAACCAGACCCCGTACCTGGAACAGCACGAAGGTTTCACCGTCGACGGCGTGGCGTGGAAGGTGCGCCTGGACGCGGCGCCCGCCGTGGCCGATTACCGCGGCATCTACAAGAACCCGGGCGCGTGATTGCGCGTGCGGCGACGCGTGTCGCCGCGCTGCCGCATGTCTGATCCCTCTACTTACGTCTCCGGAGAAATCGCATGAAAAACGCACATCAAGATGGTCGTGTGCTCGATGTCACCCTCACTGCCGCCGTCAAGAGCGGGCAGCTGGTTGTTCTTGGCAAGCTGATTGGTGTTGCCGTCACCGACGGTGACATCGGCGACACCATCGCCCTGCACGTGGAAGGTGTCTTCCGCTTGCCCAAGCTGGGCACCGCTGTGTTCGCCGTTGGTACGCCGGTGAACTGGGATACCGGCAATGCGCGCGCGATTGTCGCGGCTGGTGGAGCCGGCGCAGCCAACGGCATCGGCTATGCCGCTGCAGCTGCTGCCAACGGCACCACCGAGCTGCTGGTGCGCCTGACGCCTGGCACGGCCACGGCCGGCGCGTAACCCCTCGACCACCCCGCACGCAGATGCCCGTGTGGCGCGTGCGTGGGTGGGTCTTCTGATCACTTTGAGTACTGCAACCATGTCCAGGCCTCGTGGCGTGCGCAACAATAATCCCGGCAACATCGATCGCACCGGTACCGTCTGGCAGGGTGAGGATCGCACTGCGTCCGCTGTGGCGCGCGAGTCGCGCTTTGCGGTTTTCGACTCGCCCGAATACGGCTTCCGTGCCTTGGTCAAGACGCTGTTGACCTATCAGCGCAAGCACAACCTGCGCACCGTGCGCGGCATCATCAATCGCTGGGCACCGCCGGTGGAGAACGACACCGGCGCCTATGCGCGCCAGGTCGCCACGGCGCTGGGTGTGGATGTGGACCAGCCCATCAGTGTGGAGGCGCCAGCCACTGCGTTTCAGTTGGCCAAGGCCATCGCCAAGCACGAGAACGGTGGCAACTTCTGGGGTGACGATGTCATCTGGGATGGCGTCGAGCTGGCGGGTGTGCGTCGATGATGGATGGCGGCGCCACCGTGCTGCTCAAGTCGGCCGCGCTCTTGGTAGCCACGAGCGCAGGCAGCGTGGTGGTCACCGACGTGATCACCGGCAGCGAGCACCTGCTCCTGGGGATTCCGCAGTCGTGGTTCCTGGCGGCAGTGGTTGGCGCGCTACTCGGCCTGATGCTGCTTAGCGAGATCGACGTGGGCAAGGTCTCGGCGCCCAGCGGCGGGCCTGGTGTGCAGTGGCTGACGTTGCTGCTGCGTGTGGGCTTGCTTGGCCTGTTCGTGTTGGGCTTCGCCCTGGCTGCGGGCTGGATCGTGGTGGCGCTGGCCAACTACTTCCCCTCCATCCACCGGATCGGGATCGCGGCAAGCGGGTTGAGCGGTTTCATCATCAAACCAATGTTGCCGCACTACCTGGGCGCCCTGCAGAAATTGTCCGACCGCCTGGCTGGCCGTTCGGGAGGTGGTGCATGACTCTCTACCTCCTGAGCCTGGTCAGCACACTGGCGGTGTTCTGCGCCACCGCATGGCAACTGCTGCACACATTCCACCTGGGTGACCGCGCAAGCGATCGTGCCACCTGGGCGTTGCGGGGTGCCTGCTTTATCGGCCTGGCCGTGGGCATGCTGGGCATCTTCCTGCGCGATCTGGCGCAGCACAAGGGCACACCCTGGTACGTGCTGCTGGTGCGCGTGAGCCTGACAGTGTTGCTGATCTACCCGTGGCGTCGCCGGGAGAGCGAACGATGAATATTTTGGCCTTCCTCAAGGCGCTGGTGGCGCTGGTCTTCGGCTGGGCGGCCGATGCGCTGACCTGGCTGCGCAAGCCGGGTAGCCGGCTCAAGGTGGTATGCGCGTTCCTCGTGGCGCTGCTGTCGATTGCCGCGCTCACGTCCTATCGCAAGGGCCAGCAGGTGATCGTGGTGACGCGCCAGGTCGAGCAGTGCCAGAGCGATCGCACGGCAGCCCTGGAAGCAGCGCAGCTCAAGCGCGCCGAGTTGGAGCGCAACAACGCCGACAAGGACGCCGCGCTGGCCACCATCGCCGCCAAGCTGCAGGCCGAGGCCGAAAAGCTGCGGCTCCTGCAGGAGCGCAACGCCGGCCTGCGCGACAAGACCGAGATCGCCAAGGCAGCGGCTGACCGCAGTGCCAGGGCGTTCAAACAGGAATACGACCAACGCCCGGCCGAATGCAATGCGGCCCTGCAGGCGCTGGCTGCTGCGTGCCCAAGCCTGGGAGGCTACTGATGCTGCGCTCTGTGTTCGTTATCGCGCTGGTCGTTGGCTTGACTGGCTGCGGCAAGAAGGGCGTCACGCGGGAAGATCCGGCACGCCCTGTGGTCGTGGCGCCAGCGCCGTCCGTGATTGCCGTGCCGGTGCGCACCTTCGTGCAGATCGAGCCGCGCCTGACGCAGCGCTGCACCTGGGTCAAGAACGGCACGCTGGAGCAGGTGCTGGACGTCTCGCGCGGCCGCAAGCGCTGCCTGGAGTTCTACGAGGCCAACCTGAGCGAAATCGAGCAGGTGCAGGGCACGCCGGCAGCCGATCATTCGGAGCCGCGATGAGCATGTTCCGCAGGGCCACCACGGCCGACTATCGTGCAGGCGCCGGCAATAGCGGCATCAAGATCGACGTGGACGCCGACGACTTGTTAGGTCGGAAGTTCAGCGAGTTGGAAAAGAAGAATCTTCCTTTCGCGGTGATGCAGGCAGTCAACGCTACTGCGTTTGAAATCCGCGAGACATGGAAGCGTTCTGCGCTTCGTGTGTTCGATCGCCCAACGCCCACGACGCGCAACGCAGTGCTATATGCAAAGGCGACGAAGGATCGGCTGTATGCACAGATCTTTCTGCGTAATGAGGCCCCTAAGGAACCTCTGAACAACGCACCATAG